TTAGGCAAATTATGAGTTTGCTGCATTCACCAGATTGCTAAGGAAGCAAATAGGACTGCTGAGAATTGAACTCAGTTTACCCCGTTATAAGCAGAGAGCATTAACCAATATGCGACAGTCCCTTAGGATCCTTCGTTGTTTTGCTCTGTGTATATTCGTATTAGTTCATCATCAGCAGGCACCATCACTGCCCTTTCACCGTTTTTATTTTCTACTCCTATTGTCTCACCACTCTCCACCTTTTCCATCAATTTTTCCCAGTTTTTTTGCCAGTATTCCACTGAATAAAATTTCATAGTTGCATTATGTATGTAAATCGAAGTAACAAGATTTGAACTTGCTAATTCTTGATATGTGGCATTACATCTATCATACAGTCATGGATTCCTTCTGTCAATTCCTAGAGAGTCCAAATATTCTATCCACCAGTCTTGATCTTTCATATATCTCCACTTGGGAACTTCTTCTCCACGTTCTATAACATAGTATTCATAGAGAGCATCATCGATAGTCTGTGCGATCTGTAAATTCCTCTTCCTCCTCGTCAACGTCTGCATATGCATTGTCCACGAAGGGTCCTCGTTTTCGTAAAGGTTCTTTTCCGACATAAGAGTTTTCTGTGTTGATTGCAGATACCCAAACCGCAAGTTTCATTACTATAAAAATAATAACTAGTGGTGTAAAACAACCAATTAAAATTACTGGATTCATAATTCATTAAAAGGATTTATTGTAACGTAATTTTTAACCAAGGTAATAATGGAGGAATCACTCCGACAAGTCGAAGTAAACCCTCAGCAAAAAGTGAGAGAACAACCCAACCAACACACATACTGATAATTCCAGCATTACGATTGTGTTTTCGTATGGCATCATCAATCATCTCCTGAACTTCTTCTTTTGTTGTAAAGGTAATTTCTTCCACTTCCATTTCATTACTTGTCCCACCACTGACTATTGCCTTCATCATATTTTTCACCAAACTTATCTAGATCCTGCAAACGTTTCTCCCAAGTGTCACCACCTTCTTGTCCTTTCATAGGATTGATACACTGCTCATCACCATGTTCATTACATATTAGACCCGCTAAATCTAGTTCACTACCTCGATTTCCAGTACCCGACCATCGATGCTCTCCATTGATCCAGACGGCACCACACTTTGGACATTCCAACCTACTTAATGATAAGTCGGACAGTTCCTTGCTAGACATTTTTGTGTTCCTCTATGAGACGTTTATATTCAGTGGTATCTTTTTTAAGTCGCAGTTCCATTCTCTTTTTCATAAACCACAATTTTAATAACACAATTTGATATCTAATACTAAGGTCAACATATGCTACGAATCGCATAGTTGCATCATATTCTCCAAAAGCAATTAAGACAAATATTGTCATAATACCAAAATAAAATAATATCATTTCTAGTATTTAAGATATATGTGTATATAGATGATACGGTATTTTTTAATATTTTCTACAGTTTTTAATACTTATTTGATTTCAAAGTTCAACTTGCGAACTTTACGTTTTCTTCTTTGCTCGTGCCAAGCAACATCTTCAGAAGTTAATACACTATTTTTACTATTTGACTTTTGAGAATTTACCATTACAACTTCATCTAAGTCTTTGGCACCAATCTTATTATCCACAATACTCATTTGATTGGGGCAACCACAAAATTGAATTTTACTGGTACTCGTTAATTCTTTTCTACACTCTTTGCATCTGATAGTAATCATTAGGCATACATTGAATTCGACATGCTCGAAGAGGGGATCGAACCCCCGACAACTTGAATGTAAATCAAGTGTTCTACCTCTGAACTATTCGAGCTTACTCCTCCACCTGGACTCGAACCAGGGACAACAGAATTAACAGTTCCGCGCTCTACCAACTGAGCTATAGAGGATTATTATACTCTTTCTTTGTTTTGAAGTAGAGTTTATAATATCTCTTCTTCATTTCATTAAGAGTATCCATATCATCTTGAAATCCCATATATTTACACATTTGAGATGACCCTTCCAATTCACTAATCAATCTTAGTATGCTGACAGGATGTCTTTCAAGTCCTCCAAAATCATACTCTGACATAAAAAAACTTGGAGAAAGCGAAATACCAGAATCGAACTGGTGACGAAAGGTTGGAAACCTTTAGTTTTACCTCTAAACTAATTTCGCAAGGCGGGTCAGGAGGGACTCGAACCCCCGACCAATTCATTAGAAGTGAATTGCTCTATCCATCTGAGCTACTGACCCAGGGGTAGTTCCTATCGCCGCTAACCCTGAACTACCAAGGAGGTCACCGCAGTTGATTGTTATCATCAACGTATCTATCATACTCGTCTTCAGAGATTTTGGCAAGTGATACGACTTCTAAATCTTCTTCTGGGTCAAACCATTCATCAAATTCTGCCATGATTGCAAATTGATCATAGATTCTCTCTACACCTTGTCCATTATACTCTTGAACTTTGTCAATTGCCCACTGTCGAACGTCTGCAACAATTTCTTCAGTCTCCATCATAATAATCTTTTCTGAAGTATCTACTGAGGATGTTGCTATTGTAGTAGGCAGGTCCTCCTGTGTCAAGTGATTCTGTAAGGACTCCGTGTGCAAAGAGTTGTCTCGTTTCTTCGAAGTTTGTTTTGCCACCTGTTTTATGTAAAGACAGGATAGTTCTACTAAAATTTTGTCTGCCCAATTTGTCAATGTCCTCTTTAAGTTCTGGACAAGACCCATAATACTTTCTCCAATCAGATTCTGATTTTACTTTTCTTTTCTTTCCTTTAGGCGTTCTATGCTGCCAAAAATACTTTCGCCCAATGTATTGTCGTTGGTTTGTGAGATTGGTAATGTTATAAACAAAGCCGTAGTTGTCCCGAATAAGGCTACCATCAAAGGGAACACCCAAATAGATCCATGGATTCTCATAATCAATATCGATACTCATCAATAATGTTTAACACCTTGTCGAGATATTTATGTGCTATATCTCGATCCCCTTGCCACACAGTATCAGGTTCTTCGTATACTTCATTTTTTAATTTAAGTATACGATTTTTCATTTCATCTTTTTGAATTTGATTCTTAGGCATACTAAAGGGAGAAGTGTTCCCCCTATTTAAGCAGTTTTGATCGAGTTTGTCATCAATGTCACGATTCTCAAATATAAAATCATCACACTTTTTTGCCTCGATATATTTTTCCAAATCAGAGTTGGAATCCACTGAATGTGTCCTTTTTCACATCTTGTTTGATTCCACCAACAACATAAGATTCAACTTCTGTCTCCTGTGGTGCCACTTGAAGACCCTTAGAAGAGATCCAGTGCTGTGTCCAGGGCAACGGATTAGCATTTGCTGCAATGTCGTATACAGGACGCAGACCGATGCCTTTAAGACGACGATTAGCAATCCACTCAACATATTGCTGAAGAAGTTTATCATTCAGACCAATCATTGATCCGTCTTTGAACAAATAATCTGCCCAACGCTTCTCTTCATTTACAGCACGATCGAATGCCTTGTAGGTCCACTCTTCTTCCTCTTTCATAATCTGTGCCATTTCAGGATCATCACCCTGCTTCCACTTGTTCAGAATGTTTTGAGTGATTGCCAAGTGTTGGTTCTCGTCTCTTGCAATAAGGGAGATGATCTTAGCGGATCCCTCCATAAGTTTAAGTTCACCGAATGCAAAACTACAAGCGAAAGAAACATAAAAGCGAATACCTTCTAATATGTTGACATTAGCGACTGCTCTGTAGAGTTTGCGCTTGAGTTCATACTTTCCTTCTAGTGCTACAGGAACTTGCTCTAAAGCATGTTGCCAGTCATTAGAATTGTCATACTGATGGGCGCTGCTAATAAAGTTATCATATGCTTCTGTAACACTGCTAGCACGCTCTAAAATACGAGGATCACTAACAATCTTATCAAAGACTTCTGAGGGGTCTGCATAGACGTTCTTGATAATGTATGTGTATGAGCGACTATGAATCATTTCCATAAATCCCCATACTTCCATACATGCTTCTAGTTCAGGTAAGGAGCAGTAAGGAATAAATGCCATACCAGGACCACGACCCTGAATAGAGTCAAGCATGATTTGATACTTCAAATTAGAAGTATAGATATGCTTTTGCTCTGGACGAAGTGTTTGATAGTCACCACGATCCTTCTGCAAAGAAACCTCTTCAGGTCTCCAGAAGTATCCTAATTGTTGTGTGGTGAGTTTATCAAAGATTGGATATTTGTATGAATCGTATCTCTGGATACCCAGAGGTTTACCGAAAAACATCGGTTGCTTTTTAGTATTAACTTGTTCAGTATTAAAGACTGTCATGCCTCTAACATTAGTATTAGAA